GGCGAATTATGAGTTCGCTGCATTCACCAGATTGCTAAAGGAGCGATGGGAATACTGGGAGTTGAACCCAGACTAAGCCCTTATAAGGAGCCCGCTCTAACCATTAAGCTATACTCCCATTAGGTAGGACTGCTGAGACTTGAACTCAGTTCACACCGTTATAAGCAGTGGGCCTTAACCCATAGGCGACAGTCCCATAAGACCAGATCTATTGTAGAGGACCTGGAACTCTGTGTCAAGAACCTTCTTCGTGATCGGTGTATATTCGTATCACATCTTCATCCACACCAGAATCATTCAATATATCTACTACTTCTCTATATGGGACTATAACTGCGTTACCTTGCTCGCTAGTTATAATAAAAGATTCGCCTTGTTCTACTCTATTCATTAAATTATCAAAATCCGATTGAAACTCTTCGACTGTAAATTTTTGGAGATCTGAAATTTCTGAATACATTTTCATAAAGTGAGGTTTATGAGTCGGGGTGACAGGATTCGAACCTGCGACCTATTGCTCCCAAAGCAACCGCGCTACCAAGCTGCGCTACACCCCGTTACTTGTTTTTGTGTATGTACATAATACCAGCAAAAGGAACGATTGTCAAGCCACACCCACAAAGAAAAAGAAAGAAAGGACTTGCTGCTAAAGTTTCAACTAAGTGGAAGATCATCTTCCTCTCCAATTCTTGTATTCATAATACATGTATTGATCTACTTCGTCAAGTCCTTGCAGAGGAGCGTTAACATTCCAATAAGACCACTCAATACAAAACTGCTTAATATGTATATCACTAGCAGCAGACTTTACTCCAAGCATTCTAGAAAATGCAGACATTGCAAAATTATACCTTTGCCTAATGAGCGGTTCCATTTCCCTTATATTCTTTGGAATCATAATACCCTCCTCGTGTTCCGAAATAGAGTGTTGCTAAAACAAAAGGAATAGAAATAAAAATAAGTGCTTTACCTAACATGATGACCACCAAACATATAACGCATTCCATTTAGGATTTTTGCTCCGAATGATCCGAGATTGCGTGAGTTAAATCTTTCAAATAATGCCGTAGTAATAACAGGAGCGGGAACCCCCAGGTCCACAGCGGCAGAAACAGTCCAACGACCCTCACCGCTGTCGGATACGCCTCCAGAGAACTGTTTAAGGCTACCATCCCTGCGTAACACATCAGCAGTAAGATCGAGTAACCAACTACCAACCACGCTACCACGACGCCATAACTCAGCAACCTCAGCAACGTCAATGTCATAGCAGTAACTTTCTGGATCTGCCATTGGAGCGACCTCAGCATCTCCTTCTCTGACATATTGTGCTCCATTATTTGCATTCTTTAAGATATTAAATCCTTCGGCATATGCTTGCATCATTCCATATTCAATACCATTATGAACCATCTTTACAAAATGTCCTGCACCTGGACCACCACAATGCAACCAACCATACTCTGCAGAAGTTACATCCGAGTCAAATTGAGTCCTTCGGGCAGCACCGATTCCTGGGGCAAGGGCATCAAAAATGCTCGCACAAGAGGCGACCGCAGTATTTCCGCCGCCAACCATAAGACAGTATCCACGATCCAAACCATAAACACCGCCGCTAGTACCACAATCAATATATTGGATACCAAGTTTTGAAAGACGCTCTGCTCTTTTCCGACTGTCTTTAAAATTGCTATTGCCATGATCAATAATAATATCTCCTTCACTACAATATCGTAGTAACTCATTGATGGTCTCCTCTACGGTTTCGGCAGGGACAACCATCTGAAATATTCCTGGTTGATATTTGCCGTTTTTATTTTGTTTAACTACTTTAACAAGATTTTCAATATCAGTTGTAATTCCATTAACAAATCCCTTTTCAAAAGATTCATTTGCTTTTTCATAATTCCTTCGATAGCCCCAAACTTCTATACCTGCTTTCATCATACGGCGAGACATACCTTCGCCCATTCTTCCAAGTCCGATTAATCCAACTTTCATAAAACTCCTGGATATGCGTGATTTAATCCCCAGATTACAAAAATTCCAATGACCCCAAAAATAGTCATCGTCGTATATATGAGTTTAGTCATCCTCTTCATCCTCATAAGTAGATGGTTCTTCAAAGAGTTCATCCATTTTTTGTTGAAGAATTCTTTGATGTAGTTCTTGTAAATCTTCTTCTGTAAATCTAATCACCAGTAAAGGATCTCCTGCCTTAACGTCGTTTAATTCTGGGTGTTTGACTTTTGGACTTTTTGAATACCCATGATTAGCATTCATTATCATCCAACCCTGAACAAACATTGTTAGAGAAATTACAACAAGTACAAACCACGGAACCAAATATATTAATTCAGAGTGATTTTGATCCATGGTAGTAATGGAGGAATTACACCTACAAGTCTCAACAGTCCCTCAGCAAATAAAGCAAGAACCACCCAACCGACGCACATACTAATGATAGAAGCATTACGGTTGTGTCTTCTGATAGCAGCATCGATCATCTCCTGAACTTCAGAACGTGTAATAAATTCTTCTTGTTCGTGCATCATCTCTCGTCTCCAAGAAATTTTGCAAGAGGATCTCTTTTGGTTTTTACAATCTCACAGGCTCTGTAGTAAAACATATTATTGGTGTTTCCAGAGGCTTCAAAAGTTGCCTTGATCTTCACCCAATTCTCATAGGTGTGCTGGTCCATAGTAATGACCCATATTACTACTATATAATAGTTTCGAATACTTCAACGTCAACATTTTGTGTTCATTACGTAACACTGTTGAAGGAAATATTAAATTTGTAACTTATCTTAAACGGAAAGAACAGGAATCGAACCTGCGAGGGCGTTAACCCCAGCCGCTTTCAAGGCGGTGTCCTCGACCAACCGGACTCTTTCCACTAGAAGGTTCAACGAACCTCAAAATCCAAACGCTTTACTTTGCGTTGGCGTCTTGCCTCTTGCCAGGCAATATCTTCATTTGTGAGAATTCCTTTCTTTGATTTATTACCTAATGAGTTTAGCATAACAATCTTAGATAAGTCAACAGCAGAAATTACTCCTCCACGAATTGTCGTCATATTCGAACATCCACAGGTTACTGTTTTTACTGGATGTCCTTCTATTTCTCTATTACAAACTTTGCAACGAACATTTAAATTTTCCATTATCCCATAATGTTTAATTGTTTTATTTAGTCTCCATCTCCACCGTCACCAGATCCATCATCCCCATTTCCTCCAGCACTCGATGAAGAACGTTTTGCCATCGCTCTACCAGCACCTATATTAGTGACTTTTCCTTTGTTATAAACCTTATGAGGTTTAGCCATACTATAGGCAATTTGTTTAAACTGTTTGAAAGTTTTCATTGGAGATGTGCTCTTAACTGCCAAACAAATTTACCGTGAGATTCCATTAAATCTTGAACTAGATTAGCAGTAGAATATGACTTTTGTTCTTCTGCTTCTTCGGAAATTTCTCCCATCAACTCACAAAACTTTTCGTTGTTTTCAAGAAGTTCTTGAAGCATTTCTCTTGCTCCAGTTGAACTTGCAGCCTCTTTGATTTGAGTTACCTCAAGCATTCTAGAGAGAGAACTGAGAGGTTTTACATTCAAGTAACGCATATGTTCTGAGAGACGATCAATCTCCTCAAACATAGTTTCATACTGACCACCAAAGAGTTGATGAAGTTGAGTAAAATCTTCTCCAACAACATTCCAGTGAAATGCCCAAGTTTTATGGAATAAAACAAAAAGCGATGACTGAGCATCACTTAGTAGTTTATAAAGTTTTTCCATTATACTCTTTTTATTTTTATTTATCAAGTGGGCAATCACGGATTTGAACCGTGGACTTTCTGCGTGTAAAGCAGACACTCTGACCGCTGAGTTAATCGCCCATACTCCCCCGACAAGATTCGAACTTGTGACCTGGAAATTAACAGTTTCTCGCGCTACCGCTGCGCCACAGGGGAATAAGTGTAGGTGAACCAACCTACAGTTTAGAGATTACTCTCAAGGTCTTTTGTGTACCTCTGTCAGGGAATCGAACCCAGTTTCCAAGTGCATTGTCTGCCTGTCCTTACCAATAGACTACCAGAGGAAATGGGAAGTATTAGAAGACTTCCCGCAGGGGTGATCAAATCCCTGACCTATGAGAGTCCCATAGGATTTAGTTGGCGTCTACCTAGTTAATCACTAGGGACTACCAAGAGCGAAAGACGAGATTCGAACTCGCAACAACCTGCTTGGAAGGCAGGGACTCTACCGTTGAGTTACTTTCGCAATGAGACAATCATAAACTATTTTAGTTTGATTGTCAAGTGCGAGAGAAGGGACTCGAACCCTTACACTTTTCAGCATTGCTTTCTAAGAGCAACGTGGCTACCAATTACACCACTCTCGCTAATGATTGTTAAGCACATCTACCAATATTTTAGATGGAGTAAGCGTAATATACCACATAAGGATATAACAGAGGCTTACCCTCTATCTTGCTACGGCATTCTGGTTTATCTTTCCAGCGCAAGTAGCAACGACTCAGGAGGGACTTGAACCCCCGACCAACTGCTTAGAAGGCAGATGCTCTATCCAACTGAGCTACTGAGTCATTTGTTTACCTGTTTATTGTACTACTCCTTTTTACAGGTGTCAAGCCACTGGGCACAGAGTCTCATTTCTCCTCCAAGTTTTTTACACTCTTCAGAATAACATAAATCTTCATCTGGAGCTTTCTCGATCAACCGTGGCAAAGGTACTCTAGGTGGTTCTGTACCTCTTGTCAAGTCCTCATAGTCTCTGATGGCCCTGTCTACGTCCCTCTTTACTCTCCTATCCACCACACCAGGATCCTGGAGCAGCACATCGTTGATTACGGTGCCTGGGAACAGAGTTTTCTGAACCTCGTCTAGAAGGTCCCAGAGACGCTCCTGGGACGCTCCAGTGCATTGGGAGAGGGTTGCTACGATACCACTGAGTATGGCGCTTATTATGATTATCTGCTTCTTATCTGGTTTCTTCTTACCGAAGTTAAAATTGAACATAAAAAAAGAGGAGTAGCAACCGCTCTCCTCTATTTATTATTCAGTTGTTATATTCTATTTTATCAAACTTCTACCGTGATCAGTTTGGAAGCATACTCATAAGCATACGAAGTGCGGGCACCATGATGCCCCCAACCAATCCAACTATACGCATAGTTCATGTAACGATCGATAGACTTACCAGGAGTTTTCATCCTGTCTTCAATACGTTGCCATTGAACTTCAGTCGTTAGATAACGAAGCTGCGTGTGAAGTTCTGATGGAGAACCACCATACTTCTTAGCAAATTCACCCAATCCATAATATCTGTTGGCAGATGTCCATTGGATCAGTCCATAACCGCGGCCGCAGTTATGCCAACTGGTCCTACTACCACCTTCGCAAATGTTAGGAATAAAAGTTGATTCCTGACGAATATTGCCCATGATGGTAGCAAGGGCGTTTCTGTCTTTAATACCACGATCCTGGAAAAATGCCAGGGCAGTATTTTCGTGTTCATTACACCCTTTACAAATTAGCCTTTTCTCTTTTGGCTTTGGTGGTGGTGCAACCTCGCGGATTGCTGTCGTCTCTGGTTCAAACTCTTTGATAATAGAATAAGGTTTTTCTTCCACTGGGGGAGGAGGACCTTGCAGTTTATAACTAGAGAAAGGCAGTGATGCCGTACTGGTTGTAACCGTTGCCAAGAGAGGCAGGGCTACTGTAAAGATAGATTGCATTAAATTTAATTGAACTCTACATCCGTATAGGCAAAGGAGAGGTTCCCCTTCTCAGGGGCAGCGCCCACGGCTCTAAATGTCACTCAAGGACTAATAGCGAAAAACCCACCATTTAGGTGGGTTTTCACATAATAATCTAATATTTAGATTTTGTCAATTGGTTAGATTACCGAACATCAATTTCTTGATCCCCAAATCCCTCTTCTCTTTCCAAACAGAGATAATCCAATTCATTTTCTCCTTCTGGAAGATTGATCCATTCATCAAATTCTTCTGCGATTGCAACAGCATCCAATTGCTGCTCAATATTTCCAGTATCTGCAAGATGATGAATTCTATCAATAGACCAATCTCGGATTTGAACTAAAGGTTCAATCGTGGTTTCCATAATAATCTTTTCGGAAGTACCTGTTGAGGATGTTTGAATTGTAGTACCTTGGAGTTCCGTCGTCAAGGGATTCTGTGAGGACATTGTTGAAGAAGAGTTGCCTCGTTTCTTCAAAATTTGTTTTTCCCTTTGTTTTGTGTAATGAGAGAATAGTGCGCTTAAAATTTTCCTTACCATACTTTTTCACATCCTCCTTGAGTTCTGGGCACGATCCATAATAGCACTTCCAGTCAGATTCTGCCTTAACCTTTCTAGATTTTCCTCTCGGAGTGCGGAAGCTCCAGAAATATTTTCTACCAATATAGTCACGACCAGTTGAATTGCAATGAATATGGTATACAAAACCATAATAATCCAAAATGTCACTTGAACCAAATTCCTTTCCACTATAGGTCCAAGGATTTTCATAGTCAATATCTGTATTCATCAATTATATCAAGAACTTCGTTCAGATATTTATGGGCTAGACCTTTCATATCCATTTCTGGTCTAATATGGTCTTTATAAAGATTATCCTTTAACTTTAAAACTCGAACTTTAATTTCATCTTTAGTCAGTTGATTTTTAGGCATAAAAAAAGGAGGCATAACCTCCTCTATCTATATAAATTTTGATTATTTAAATATAACCATTATTTACAATAGTTATAATCACAAAATTTATCCTTTATATTTTGATTTTGCTTTTGCTTTTTCTGCTTCGCCTTCTGGATCTTTTTTATATGCGTCCAGAACACCTCTAATTCTTTCATTACGGGAACTACCAGCAGCTTCTCCTGTCTTCATATTCACATAATATCTTCTATTTTGCATTTTTTGAGTTGGAAGAGGTTTGTGTGCTTCAAGAATTTCTTCAACATCTTCAGATGTTAATTGATTTGCCATAATCCACTCTGCTTCTTCAAGTGTTTCTGCATAACCTTCTACACAGAGATACTCAAGAACTAAATCGTAAATATCAATTTCTTCAGGAAGTCCCTTTGGACCACCCACTTTATTATATTGTGCTCTATTTTTAGCACCACTCTTATTGTATTGATGATAGGTTCTTTCATCTGAACTAAGTTTTGGTGTATTTACTGGTTTTGCTCCAGGTGCAGTAGGTGCATCTGGTTTTGTACCTCTTGCACGACCTAAAGTGTAATATCTTGGTCCAGTAGATGAGTCTCCAGAGATTCTTTTACCAGCGTCAGAGCGTCCATCTTGATACTCAGTATCTGACTGCCCGTGCTTACCTTTATACAATTCTTCGATTTCTTGCTCGGTATAAATTTTAGAATATGCTTCTAAAATGTCCTTAAAATTATTAGAATTCATTTTTTGTTTTGATTCTTTTATGTATTTATAAAAAAACCCCTCCTTGCAGAGGGGCAATATATTAAAGTTTGAATCCACTAAACGTATCTTTTTTAACGTCTTGTTTAATTCCACCAACTACATACGATTCGACTTCCGTTTCCTGGGGGGCGACCTGGAGACCTTTAGAGGAAATCCAGTGCTGAGTCCAAGGTAGTGGATTATTGTTTGCTGATATATCGTATTGGGGTTTTAATCCAATTGCTTTGAGTCTTCTGTTTGCGATCCACTCTACGTATTGTTGAAGAAGTTTATCATTAAGACCAATCATGCTTCCATCCTTGAACAGATAATCTGCCCAACGCTTTTCTTCATTGACAGCACGATCGAACATTTTATAAGTCCATTCTTCCTCTTCTTTCATAATCTGTTTCATTTCTGGATCATCACCATCACGCCACTTATTCAGAATATTCTGAGTAATTGCTAGGTGTTGATTTTCGTCTCTCGCAATAAGACTAATAATTTTGGCAGATCCTTCCATAAGCTTAAGTTCGCCAAAGGCGAAACTACAAGCAAAACTAACGTAAAAGCGAATACCTTCAAGAATATTAACGTTTGCGATTGCTCTATAGAGTTTTCTCTTAACGTCATTGAGTGATTCCTTTGCGTATGGAACTCCTTCAATTTGATGCACCCATTGATCGGTAGAACCATAATATTGTGCAGATTGAATGAAGTCATCATATGACTCTGTAACGCTCTTAGCGCGTTCTAGAATGCGTTCATCTTTAATGATAGTATCAAACACCTCACTTGGGTCTGAATAGACATTTTTAATGATATACGTGTATGAACGACTATGGATCATTTCCATAAATCCCCATACTTCCATACACGCTTCCAATTCTGGAATAGAGCAATATGGAATAAATGCCATCCCAGGACCACGACCTTGAATAGAATCAAGCATAATCTGATACTTTAAATTAGAAGTATAGATATGCTTTTGTTCTGGGCGGAGAGTTTGATAGTCTCCACGATCTTTCTGAAGAGATACCTCCTCAGGTCTCCAGAAGTATCCAAGTTGTTGAGTAGTTAGTTTATCAAAAACTGGATATTTGTAGGAATCATACCTTTGGATTCCCAAAGGTTTCCCAAAAAACATTGGTTGTTTTTTGGAATCTACCTTATCCGTATTGAATACGGTCATTCCTTTAACATTCGTTGGTGCGTCTGTAGATGAAATTTTAAATTCCATAACTCCTTCTCTCACGTAAATTATTTAATAGACTTAGATTTTACAACTTTCACAATCATCTTCAACTGATTCCATAATATCATCCAAAAGACTTTGTAATTCGGATTTAGTTTCTTCAACTACTTCATCAGTTTTAATATCATACGTATTTTGATAATAACTCGTTTTCCAACCATATTTGTAGGTCATCAAGAAATCTTGTGCCATTACCGAAGTAGGAACTTCATTATCGGAATAATTTTCTGGATTATACGACCAGTTTCCAGAAATTGCTTGATCAAAGAACTTCTGCATAACAGCAACAATATTGATATAACCACGATTACTAGGCATATCCCAAAGAAGCGTATAATTATTCTTAAGAGTTTGATACTGGGGTACAATCTGCTTAAGAGGTCCTTTCTTCGATTTCTTAACGGACAAATATCCTCTAGGTGGTTCAATTCCGTTGGTTGCATTTGACACAACGGAACTGCTCTCCGAAGGCATCTGTGCGGACAATGTTGAGTGCCTGAGACCGTACTCCAAGATAGATGCTCTAAGTTCTTCCCAATCATGTTGATAAGAAATGGATACAATTTCGTCTACGTCTTTTTTGTAAGTATCAATTGGAAGAATTCCATCAGCATATTTTGTACGACCAAAATATTCACAATACCCCTTTTCTTTTGCAAGTTGATTTGATGCTTTCAGAAGATAATATTGGAATGACTCAGAAAGTCCATGGACCGCATCCCATGCTTCTTGAGAATCATAACTAAATCCAAGTTTTGCCAAATAGTGCGCAAGACCGATAAATCCTATACCAAGAGAACGACGCGCCTTAGTGGCGATTTCTGCTGCCGCTACGGGGTATTTTTGATAATCAATCAATTCTTCAAGACCACGAACAGAAAGGTCGCAAAGTTCTTCAAGTTCTTCGTCCGACTTAACCTTTCCGACATTAATTGCAGAAAGAATGCAAAGTGCAATTTCACCCATCGAATCATCAATGTGTTGAATTGGATCAGTAGGAAGAGTAATCTCTTGGCAAAGATTACTCATATTCACCTTATCCTTAAATGAAGAATGAGAATTGCAATGGTCGATATTCATAATATAGATTCGACCCGTTTCCGCACGTTCTTTAAGAAGATTAAGGATGAGTTCTTGTGCTTTAATAGTTTTTTTCTTAATGGTCGGATCTTTTTCATATGAACAGTAGAGTTCATCAAAGCCAGGGAGTCCAAAGCTATCATAAAGTCCAGGTACATCATGAGGGGAG